CTCTGTTCATGTTTATTATACAGAGCACAAGCAGATGCAAAGTCGAACTTGAATCCGTTGTCTTCCTGTATGGTAGTGATCCTACGTACCTCAGCTTCGAGGTCATAACTCTCGTCGCTAAAGCCTAGCTTCTCCTTCTTCTTAAGTAGTCCTTGGTATACGTCCCAGTTGGCATTGCAATCTGCAATACAGTACTGAGTCATTCGTTCTCGCACCATGGGTACATCTCCGAGGTCGAAGTCTGCTGCTGCGAAGTCTTCCTTAAGGGACTTTCCTGCTGCCTGAGCAAGCGCCCGTAGTGAATGACCGCCATCCCGAGCAGGCTCCAACAGCCTAGAGAGAACGAGAGTATCAACAACATCCCTATTCCACTCAAAGTTCCATACCTTTTTCAGTATAGGTAGATCGAATGCTATCAGGTTGTGTCCCATTACGCAGTCCACGCCACTGAGTGCGCGGTGTAGTTCGCCCACTGAGTTGCACACAGTAGTCATCCCACTGCTGTAGCGTACCACTGCCATCCAGATGTGATCCCATGCTAGGTTTGTTTCTATGTCGAGTGTTACTATTCGCTCTTGAGTGTACATACTCAGCGTTCTCCTGTTGTGTTTGAAGTTCTAAAACATATGCTCCCATCTTACTCATAAGTTCTCCTCTCATAATATACGTAATAGTGGGTTAGTGTACCCCCGTTGTCAGAGTGCCTCCTCCGCTAGGTCTTCAGGGGTGAACTCAGTCAGTCGTCCAGTGTGATTGTCGTACAGTAGATGTCCGGCTGGCCCAGTGATACCACTAAACCTGTTCTTGAGTACACGCATGTGAGTTGTGTTCCGTTCAATTGGATCCTCTGCTTGCCCGTTCCGCTCAAGACCGATAACAAAGTCAGACAGCTGAGCAATAGAAGCACTGCCCCTAAGTTGAGCCACTGACGTAGCCGCTCCTTCTTCATGGCCCTTACCCTCTGGTCGTTTCAAGTGTGACACTGCGAACAACACAATGCCTGTGTCCTGCGTCAAGGTGCGTAGCTTAGTCATGATCTCGTCGAGTGCTTTACGCTCGTCGCCATGCTGCCCACCCGATACAAGGATACTGATGTGATCCAGTATGATTACCTTGCAGTCCATAGCCTTAGCCATGAAGCGCACCCGTGCTACCACTGCGTCAACAGTAGCGCCAGTGTCGAAGCTAGCATCCATAATCATTAGCTGATCGTCACCGAACACCCTGTTGAATGACTGCTTGTACTCCTCTGAGCCACGCTTGACTGCACTGGTAGGTAGGTGCACGGGGGTAGATAGATCAACACCCATGAAGCCCTCAGCTGTACGCTCAACGCTCTCCTCCATGAACAGACAACCGATGCGGTTCGACGTAGTGGTTTTCACATGCATGACCAGCTCCCGCAGGATGGATGACTTGCCCAGTCCCGAGCCAGCAGTGACAGTGATGAGTTCAGTAGGTCGGAAGCCATAGGTCAAAGCGTTCAGCCCCTCCCATGGGTAGTCACCCATCTTGTCAGGACGCTCAGCATTCAAGCGCTCCCACAGCTCTTCCTTAGAGAGGATACCCTTGGGTGTGTACTGTGACGCGCTCCAATACAGGTCACTGAATGCCTTCTTCTCTCCCGCCTTCAGGTAATCACATGCATCCTTCCCGACAGCAGGGTCGAGCCGCATGATGCGTAGCTTACCAGCGAAGACCTCGGCTGCCTTCTCAACAGCAGCAAGACCAGCCTCGTCGGCATCGAAGCACACTACAATCTCAGTGAATCCATCGAGGAAGTTGTATGCATTCTTGAAGTCTTTAGCTGCGGCGGCAGCGCCACCCTTAAGGGATACGACTGCTACCTTATCGTCGAACAAAGCGCTCGCTGCTAGTGCATCCAGCTCACCCTCTACCACGACCACTCTGTTCTGTTTGTGGTTACCATACCTCTGCTGTCCGAACAGGCCGCCCGACTTAATGTCCCCGACTGAACGGAAGGCTTTAGTCTTGACGTGCCGTACCTTAAAGCCCACCGGATCGGTCGACTCAGCAGAAAAGTAAGGGTAGTAGTGGTGCTCCCCTACGACTGCGACCTTGTACTTAGACGCAGTGGCTGATGTGATTGACCGATCCGGTAGGGCTACTGGCTTTGCCTGTTGCCATGCTTGAGTGAGTCGTCCAAGTTCGTGGACACTGGTGAGTGCAACTGTTTCTGTTGGTGCCATTCTGGAATCTCCATGTGTATAGGCTTCACAAACAAAGCAATAGCTATGTCCGTCATCGTAGAGTACGTTACCATCCGATGAGCCACACTTATCGCATGGCCCTTTGCTTACTACTGTACTTTCTGTCATGCAGTGTGTCTCCTTGGGTTGCTGTAGTCTGTACGATGACGCTCACCTTATAGTATATACGTAAGGTTGGGTTATTAGACCCCCGTTGTCACCGCTTGCATGTGTTAATGAATAGTATCTTGGCTGCAATAGCCTCCTCCTCTGTATCGAAATCCCCTATAATAATCAATCGCTTACCGTCGACCATCATCTGAGCACGGTACTTATCGCCCATCATGCTGCGTTGTCTCACGGCTGCACCCTCTGAGCTAGTGCTGTTAGCTGTGGTCTCTAGGTTTAGGTTGCTCCACTGTAGGTTGAGCGCGTCCTTATCGCGGTACACTACTGTGTTATTTAATGGGTCGCTGCACATCATAGTCCAGATGATACGAGCAGAGAAGTAATGCTTACCATCTAGGTACGTTCGGGGGATGCCGTTCTTATCCACGCTGTAAGCCACTGAGCCAGCCCTCACGCGACCCCGTGACACTTTCCATACTAGACTACCTGTCTCACTATCGTAGCTGAGAAGAGCATTGAGGCGCTCTGACGGGGGCATAGGTTTAGCTCTCGACTTGGCTGGCTTCAGCTTCAAACCCTTAGCCTCCTCCTCAATGGCACGGGTTACTCCGTTGAACTCCTGCATGCCACGCCAGCGCAGTCCTTTAGCTTGCCTCGCAGCGTACCGCTGGTATGACTCCGCCTTGACAGCACCGAGCAGCTTCTGAACAGAGGCAGTACCAAAGCCCAGCGACAGCAGCTCAGTACGTAGCTCTCTATTCGCAGCATTCTTACTTGTGAGTGTAGAAAAAGTGGACATTCTAGAGTTCAGCGCTGCGATGCCTTCGCGGAAGTACAAACCTACTCGGTCATCTTCCTTGGATGCATCCGCTACTGCTATGTCTGTCTCCCTTTCTTCTACTGTACCCACGTTGACCATCACCCGAACAGGGGATTTACTAGTGCCATCCTCATTGTCCAGCTCAGAGGGTAGTTGATGTGCGTTCAAGTTTAGCCAGTCGATGCAGTCCTGTGCCTGCTCCTTGCCCAGTGTGCTCGCCTTGCTGTAGTACATATGCCTTGCAGGAATGGTTGGATCTTTCATCATCCGACGTCGTTCCTTCCGGTCTACGGGCGTCGCCGCCATGGATGCAGTGAATCCCCTCAGGTTGCCGATAGATGTTAGCTTGTGGTTGATGTTATCCTGCTTCAGTTGCTGGTAGTCCAGCGCGTCCCCGTCGTAACCGTCTTCAAACATACCCTAGTTCTCCCATTAGTTTAATGAATCCGTAGTAGTCCAGCTTCTTGTCGAAGGTTTGCATAAACATAAACAACTCGTCTTCAGTAATCTTTTCTTCTCGGTAGTCCATGATGGCTTGCCATAGCTCCGCCCGTTTGGTTTGTCGACTCAGTGCTGCACCGTATCGGTCGGTGGGTATACGCATCACGTCACCCAATCCTGAGTGATCGTTAGGGTTAGCGCGTGCGTCGTCGATCGCTGCCATTAGTTCTTTTGCAAAGTTCATTTTGTTATTCATCATCTGTCTCCTCCTGAGTTATGCCTTCGCGGTACAGCTGGTTCGCTATCTTATCCACCATGCCATATGCGTTGTCATAAGCTAAGGCGACACCTCGCGACACTGGATCTTCAGTTGAACCCATAGTGTTTAGATCCCTAAGGTGTTTGATCTTTCTCTGCATGTCCCGCAGCTTGTGGTATGTCTCTAGTTGATTCATACTATTACCCCGTCTACTTCTACAATTGATTCGGTCGTGATCCATACCTTAGCGCCACATGATAGCGGCTTGTCAGGACTATAGATCAACCTGCTTGACCCTGCTATGTCCACCTTGAATCCTTTAGTGTTAGCGTTGTACGTCTTGACCGTGAACACAGGACGCTGGTCGTCAGGATTCTTGGCATTGTGACGTATGTTGTGCTGGTTTACATGTATACGTTTAATCATGTGTCTCTCCTCATTGGTGACCTGCCATTGGTTTAAACTTAGCTAATACTTTCATCTTGCCCTTCTTCTTCAGCGTAGTGACCCGATGGTGCATCTTAATAGAAGTACGCGCCTCGGACATAGCGAAGCTTAAGGCTTCGTCTAGGCTAGCGTATTTCATATCGTTAATCCATTGGTCGTCACCCATTGTATATTGTACATAGTACATCATGCATCCCTCCATGCGTCATACGCTGCATCTGCTCCGTCGTCGTCGCGGTACATGTCCGCCGCTTCATCTAGTAGCTCATCGATGATGGCGCTCTCAACATCCGCCGCTAGATGTACCTTGTCGTCGATGTAGATTAGGGACGTGTTCAGATCCGCCTCCAGCTCCCCGTCATACTCTCGCACGTCCACATGTGCCTCGTATACGACACCCTCAATAGTAACCTTAGCTAAGTAGTCCATTAGTAATCATCTCCTATCATCTCATAAAGAAAACCATCGTCGCGATCTTCAAATAGTTTGTAGCTTACCCACTGAGGGTTATCGTAACAGTTCTCACCCGCGTTAAACGCTTCTTCTAAGGTGTCGTAAGGTATAGGCTCAGACTCCCCGCCGTCCCTGTCATACTTGATTAGATAATACATCACTCCTCCTCCTTGTAGATCTCAGCCATACGCTTGCAGTGGTTCTCTACCAGTTGATAACCTGCCGCCCTGCCTTCAAGCCAGAACTTGTACTCGTTGCCTCGCGTTTGCTCCTCAGCCGCTAGTACATCCTTCGCAGCGTAGCTCCCGAATAGCTCAGAGACTGCCATTAGTTGGTTGTAAATATCCTTCTTCATCATAGCTCCCCTGTCATTAGCACGGCATACACTGCCGCATAGAATAGACCCGCGTAGATGATACAGCGAGCCGCATGGTTCATTCGTTCTCTATCTTTACCTGTCATTCTACAAACCTCTTGTCTATTTCAATGTCAAGCCAGTTCAACACGATGTCTTCGACGTATGCCACAGCGCGGCCCTCTGCCTTGTCTTCAGCGTTATGGTACAGCCATTCAAGATCAAGCGCCACGCGCCTCAGTACTGCCTCCTTTTCTCCTTTCATGCTGGATCCCCTCCGCAGCAGGTGCATGGGCAAGTAGCTGCCACTTCAGACTTAATGAATTCCTCAATGGAATCCGCCTCGTACCCTAGGGCATGCCCCATGGTGCGTTGTAAGCGCTGTCGTGCGGCCGCTCCGCTACGTGTGTCGGTGGAGTACCCGTCTCCCACTAATGCTAGTTCAAGCGCCCACTCGAACACCTGCTCCCCGTCCTGAGCGACGATCAGGAAGCGATTAGCTTCGCCGCTCTCTCCTATGCCGTCAACGATAACCGTTGATAGTCCCATCTGCTCAGCCGTGATTGCCAGCGTGGTCAACGCTACTGCTGACTTCTCACTGTCAGCAATGGCAAGCTTTCGCTTGGTCTTGGGGTTTGCGACATCGGTGATGTCTCGAATGATCTCATTAGTGTAATTCATGCTCTTAACTCCTTTTCTCGAATGATAGTATAAAACACTCCGTCTTCAAATGACGCGGCCGACCAATCCTCTTTGATCTCAACATCCCCGACCATTTCAGCCATTGCTTTTAGTTCAGCCATAGCGCCATCGTACGTGGCATATACGCCTAGTACTTGTTCGCCTTCGTACTTTTCGCCTTCGCTCATAACCCATACGTGCATAATACTTTCCTCTTTTGTTAGTGCCTCTATAATATAGCTGCAGTTTGGAATTAAACCTTTGGAATCAGTAACTTAAGCCCTTAACTTAGCTTCCTATGACGCCCAACCTCAAGGGCGTTTCGGCTAGTAGCTAGCTAGCTCTCATCAGATAGGTTGACCATCAAGAAGTACTTCACCCTTTCGGGTGCATACATCCACACCCAGCGCTCTCAAGCGTGACATTGTGGTGCGCGTAGGGTAGTCCCGCAGCGTTTCAATGTTGGGCTTTACCCTGTCGTCGCTCCCCATTCTGCAGATGATCTCTGCTATGTGGTTACCGTGCAAGTACACATCAGCGAAATACGTACGATACCCCGACTCTATTTCGACCCGTGTATTGTCCTTTTTCCAGTCGCGGCCGTGCTTAATCGCCTCTAACATATCCGTTTCAATCTGTCTCATTTTGCTTGCCCTCTGTTGTTTAGCTTCCTATGACGCCCTCACCTAGGGGCGTTTCGGCTGGTAGCAATCCAGCTCTCATCAGATAGGTTTAGTTCCTGTACGTTTGAGCGATAGCCTCCACTTGGCTCTTTTTAGCGGCACCATGTCCACGTTTAGCGAAGCCCTCTACTATCACCCCGTTTACCGTGATGTGCCAGTACTGACCCGTTACGCTGTTGATTACTTTTACTTCTTTCATGATGTTGCTCCGTTTAGTTTTCAGTGTCTATATTAGGTAGCTATATTCTGGAATTAAACCTTTGCTTTCAAGGACTTAGCAGCTCTGGCCGCTAGCGAGCGCTCTAATAGTTTAGCCTGTCGGGCTGCCTTTCGGGCACGTGACCCTTTGCTGTTTGTCTGCTCGCCTTTGCGTCGACCATCGGTGGTCAATACCAAGTCTTCGATACAGTGCGTTGCGCGCAGCAGTGTAGCAGTAGCGGCTGCCTTGGGAGTTGCTACATACAAGCCCAGTAGTTCAGGATCTCCCATGCTGTTTGCGAGACATGTTGTTGGCTCTGCTGATTCGCCAGTGCGCTTCGTGCTGCCATTGGCTGTCATCTCTGCCAGTGCCCGACCATTGACTTCGTAACCAGCCGCAGCGTAGCGCTCCGCGTTCTCCTTTGACTTTACCCGTGGCATATAGACCACTTCCGCTGTTGTGTCTCCCAGTGCTTCAAGACCATCGGCCGCTAGCATGTCATTGAAGTATGCGACCACGTGAGCCTCTGCTACTTCGTTATTCCGCAGGACTGCGTCTGCTGTCAGGGGTGTTGCTGTTGTCATCTGGATAAATGCTTTCATGTTTAGTGCCTCAATGTGGAGCCGCCCGTGTGGCTGCTCGATGGTGTCGAGCATGCGCCCATATCAGGGGGTTGGCAAGTATATTTATGTGAAC